GCAACAACGCCGCCTGCAACTCGGCGCTAAGCATGCTCAGATCAAACGTGCCGCCTGCGATAATTGCCTGCGCTGCCGGCTCAATTGACGACCGCAAGATCGGCAGGATGGCGCGGTAGATGCGCTGCTCCTCCGGCGTCAGATCACCGATGGCGCGCAGATGGGCCGAGTACACGCTGCGCACCGCGTCAGATGTCGTAGCGTGCCCAAGAGCCGCGTAAATAGCCACGCTGAGCTCTGGCGGTATCGTAGTCGATACGAAACTCGCCTGCGCGCTCTTGCCCTCTCTCAATCGCTTGAGCGCCTTTGTTCGCCAACGCTCCAAGTCTGCGCGCATCTCGGTGTCGCCAATGGTCACGCTCTCCGATGACTGCTGTTCGACCTCTGGCGCTTCTGCCGCTGGCGCTGCTTCGGCCGTCTGCGTGATTGCGCGCTCCAGTGGCGCCAGCCCCAGCCACGCGCGGCCCTCGTCAACAAGCATCACCGGCTGACCAACAAGTTTTGTGATCTGCTCGGCCTGTTGCAGCTGGCGCGATTGCATTTCTTCAATGCGATTCTGATCTACCGTCATCGTCAGGCCGTCGATACTCAGAAACTCATTGAGCGTTGCCGCGTGCACCTGGTCCCACTGAGGCAGTACCGTATTGGTGTACATGGCGATAGCGTCCTGCTGGGCCGTCGCGTAGTTCGCTGCGTTCGACAGAATCAGCGACATAGGTACGCCGACTGTCGCAATGATCGCCTGCTGTTCCTGTTCGCTGAGCTCTCGATTACTGAGTTCGCCAATACCGTCACCGATAACTTGCGGCTTCACCTGCGCGCGAAACGCGGCAGTATTCCACGCGTTTGAGACTCCGCTGAAGAGACGCTTCCACCATGATTCAAGTTTACTCATCTCTGCCGGCGCCGGGTTACCGTCAACCGTCAGGATCGTAGCCCGGATCATGCCGCGCTCAAAGAAACTGGCAATGGCGGTGTCCATGTTATCCAGCGCCGCAGCTGCGCGCAACGCTGCCGATACGACGCTCTGGCCGGGTCCCTCTTCGCCCGCAATGTTCGGCTCCCAGTAGTACACAATCTCGCCAGGCTTCGCGCTCTTCGGGTCAAACGGCTGCAACTTCATATGGCCCTGCGTTGTTGCGCGGTTGAAGCCCTCTAGGCCCGTTTCTGGGCTGATGATAGGTTGAATTGTCGGCGGCAATAACCAGCGCAGCGTTTTGTTAAATCCGTACCGATTAGCTTCGACGATGTTATACGACGCGCCGTATATGCACAGCGACGCCTCGTTTCGTCCGATCAATCCGCGCAAGCGATACATTAGCGGCGCGTACTCAGACAGCAACGCTAAATCAGTTTCTGGATCGTCGATACGCGTCAGTTTGTACGGCAGGCCTGCAAGTTTGTTTGCGCGAATCCGTACCGCACGGTAGACCCATGCCACGCGTTGGTACGCAGCAATGCCCGACATGCTGCCGGCTGCGTCGCCGCCGCCGGTGAGGTAGCGCCATGCCTCGTCCGGCAATGCCTCCAGCGGTATTCCCTTGGTTGCGTTGTCGGCGCGGGCGACGTAAAAAGCCATGCTATCCTCCACCAAATACAAACAGCTTGCTGCCGTCGCCAATCATGCCGACCGCGCCGCTCACTGCGTCTACCTGGTCATCATGCGCGCCGTTCGGAAACTGCGTCATCTCGTCCAAAAATGCGTTAATCCATTCACCACGTACCAGCGCCACTTTGCCGCGCTCAGCACGTGCCGCCCACGGCAGCGCACGGCTGAGCTTGTCACGATCGACGCGCACACCTTGCAGGTACACATGCGCCACGCTGCTATCACGTTGCAGCTCTTGAATTGCCGCAATACCATGCAGCGCTTCCTCGATACCGTGGCGCACGTCGGCCTCTGCGCGCATCGCGTTCACAATGATACGCCGCTGATCTGGCCATTCCCAACGTCCGCGGATCACGTCGCGAATGTACAGCGTTCCATTGTCCGACAGTGCTACCGCAGCGCTGGCCGTGTAGTCTGCGCTTGATTTCGTGCTTACGGCGAGGTCCCAGTACCGTACCCAGTCTAGCCCGTCGGGTGCGTAGTCTACGACGTTGAACCAATGGCGCTGGAACAATGCGCCAGCCGGGTCAACGTAGTTGCCTTCAATCTCCTGCTGCGCAAAATCGCTGGTGTACGCAGACTCCAGCGTTTGCACAAAGCCCGCAGGATTGTACACGTTGTCGCGCGAAGAAGACACCACTGTTGCATAGTTCTTTGTCGCCGACGCTTCAAACACGTCATAGAGCCAGTTCTTGCCGTTCGGCGTTGTTGTGACCCACGCGCGCGCCGGCTGCTTGCGCAAACGGCCCAGCATGATTAGCCAGGCTTCACGCGTCATCTGCCCCGCTTCGTCTAACCAGAACCAACCGAGGTTGGGCCCTCGCAGACGATCGGGATTGTCGGCACTGCGCCATAGCACGGTAGTGCCGTTTGTGAGTGTCATTGTCATTGTGCTGGTGTTGAACTCAGCAACCAACGGCCGCGCCAGTCCAAGGAACGTGCGCAGGCTGGCATCGCGCAGCATTGGGTACGTCGGTGCCAATACCATACCCACCGAGTTAGCCGGTTGTCGCAATACCTCGATTGCCCCGGCAAACGTTTTACCGCTGCCGATGCCGCCGCGGAACAATCGGAATTGCGCCAAGTTCTGCCAGAACTGGCGCTGTGGTGCAGTAGCCTGCGGAATGCGAACTTTACGCGTCCGCGTCGCTTGCTTGTTCCTCTCCGATGACCACATCCCATTGCTCCAGTGTCACGCGCTGATCGCTGCGATCTCGTTGTTCCAGATATTGCTTGCCCAGCCAGATCAACATCTGATCGGAGCCCTCCATTGCGCGCTCTACCTGGCGCCGACGCAAACGCTCACGCAGCTTTGCGCGGCCAGTCGTTAACTCAGCGCGGTACTTCTTCTGTATGTGCGCCTCGCTGGCGCCGGCTAGCGCTGCAATGTCTGTGTCAGTGCAGCCGATTGCCGCCAGCATTTCGATTTGCTCCGGCGTCAGGAATAACGCCTTTTGGTACGATCGTGATACTTTCGGCATGGCGCTATTGTGTCGGTGAACTGTAGAACGCCAGCGTAAACGTGCGCGCTGCTTCCTCGGCGTTTTCTACTGCGATGCGTAAAAAGCGCGCACCGTAAAACGACGTTGTATCTACCGACAGCGCAACGCTGGCCGTGTAGTTGATTTCGTACTTTGATGATGCGCCATTGCTCTTTGCCCTGTGCACGGCGTACCACGTCGAACCATCAAAGCTTTCCTCAAAGTGGAACTTGTTGTTGGTCAATGCTGCTGGCGAAATTACCGTGGCGAGAATGCCGTTCATGTCCGATTGCTTGATGGCGTTGGATGCGGTGCCGTTCAGCGGAATGATCACATTTGTGGTTATTGCCGGTGTTGATCCCATGATATCCCCCTATGGCATCAGCATGCGCATAACCGCGCTGACGCCTGCGCTAACAACGATCATTAACAGACTACCAATGGTTAGTATCTGAGTCCGCGCGTGCTCCAGCGTGTTTACGCGCTTCTCAATTTCGTGAAACCGATTGTCACCTTTTTCTAGACGGTCCAATGCTATTCGGATTAATGTCTTAATCTCGGCAAGCTCTGCAATCAGCTGCGAACTCGTTTCCAATGAAAGGCCTCCACGTGAAGCAATGCGTTTAACTATAGTATACGCACCACGTCAACGCATGCAAAAACACCAGCAGCGCAGGGTTCGCCCTTCCTGCGCTGCTGGTGTATGCCGGAGGAGACGCTCCATGCATATTTATCATAGCACATCAACCAATGCCGCAATTGCCCCAGCGGCTCATCAATCTCTGCTGCTCATCGGCATGATGATATGCAGCGATGACGCTTCCCCTGGTGATTTGTCGGCGTCAGCTGCCGGCACAATGCACACCGGCGATTGCGGAGAAATCACCTTGATGGCGACTGGGCCAGTAACGACACTGAGCACATCGCGAATCATTCGCGCGTTGAGCCCAACGTTTTTGACAACAACGCCCGTCGTCTGCGCGTCAATTGCCGTCATCGAGTTGCCGGTATCGCCGTTGCCGAGTATTACCAGCTGATTGAGGTTGAAGTCAATGCGGGCCAGCCATTGATTAGCAGTAAGCATGACCAAGCTTACCGCGCGCATAAGGTTTTTATGATCCTCAACAATCGCGGTGTTTTTGGACTCAGTCGGAATGATGCGCGTAAAGTCTGGATACCGGCCGTCAACGACTGACACAACTAGCCGCCAGTTATCGCTACTGAGTACCATATGCCGTTGCAGGTTGTTGGTCTTGATTGTCACCGTGTCGCCGGGCTGGCACAGGCGCGCCAATGGCGTCACCGCGTCGGCGTGCAGCAACATCTCAAAATCCGTTGCCTCGCCCTGTTCGCGATGCACTGCCAGACGGAAACCGTCGGCAGCTGCGGCGGTAAGCTGATTATTCTTAGCCGAGATCAGGATTGCGTGCAGCACTGGCCGCGTGTTATCGTCGGCCATAGCGTAGCCGACAGCGTGGACCAGTCGCAGCAATGCCGCGCCGCTGATCGTCGCCAGTAGCTGCGTACCCTGCGGCATCTCGGGGTAGTCTTCTTCGTTGCGACCTGCAAAGTTCGTTGTGTTACGCGCCGTCTTAACGCGCACTCGGCCGTCGGCTTCGTCAATCGTTACTGGCGCGTCTTGCGGCAATGAGCCCAGCACGTCAGCGAACAACCGCGCCGGCACTAACACGACACCAGCTTCTACGATTTGCGCCGCAATTGTGCGCTCAACGCCTACCACGAGGTTTGTACCGCGCAGCACCACGTTGTCGCCGCGCGCGTCAATGACCAGACTGCTAAGAACTGGGATAGGCGGCGAATTATCAATGGCAGGCATGACGCCAGCCACAGCGGCGCGCAGCTCTCCAACGTTGACAGTGATATTCATAGTGTCGTCTCCAGTAGTACGCGGTGATTCTCCCAGCCGTGATCTTCGTGCTTGTCGCTCTCGGTACTGCACAGCGCAGACGGCGCCGGGTGACTGACCCACGTTGCACAGTGCTCAAACGGCGAAAGATGGCGCTGTTTGATAAGGTCATGCGCCAGGTCTAAATCGCTGCGTTGCCCTGCGCCTGGTGCGCCGGCACTGACGCGCGCAATGCGGGCCGCTGCCGTCATCGCGTCGTCACCGAACGGCGTATGCTCGTTGCTGATCTTCCAATCCGCCGAGTCAAGTTGCCGCGCGATGATCTCCGCCGCCGCCCGCATTGCCACGTCTGCCGTCGCGTGATTGCGCAATTCCAGCATTGCGCACCACGCCGATTCGGTGCCCGTCATTACGCCGCGCATCATGCGGCTGATCGGCATCAGGCGATTGATCTGTTCCTTGGCAATGCCGCCGTTGCTGACAATCATGATTGCCGCAATGCGCCGCTCACATTCGGCGTAATACTCTTCAACCAACCGCGTGACGTAGTCGTTGCTTGCCGGGTCAAGCGGCAAGCCCGGCGACATCCAAGTACCCTGCCGGTACCACTGCGGCGGCACGTGGTAGCCCATCGCTGCGTGGCGCTGGTGCGACTGCGCGCGCGCGCTGCTGGCGTTGCGCGCAAAGCGCTTATGCGTTAACAGCTCCATCCAAACGTAGGCCGGCACCTCAACCACGAACGTGGCGAGGCCGGGCCCAGTGCCCTGCGGACGCGTTGCCAGTATCAGCTCGGCGTTGATCATTACCAGTTACCTTTACGCGGCAGCATCGCGTCAGGCGTCCAAGTGTCGCGCTGCACGTTGTAGCGCGTACCTGGCACATACGTTGTAGCGGCGCCGCTGAGTTCTTGAAACACAATGCAACCGACGCGCGCGCCGACCGACAGCGCTAAATCGACGTCGTGCGGATTGACAATTTCCAGTGTCCAGCGACTGGCGTAGCCTTCATCGCCCCAGCCGGCCGAGAGATGCACCGACAGCCCCCAGCGCGCCAATGTGGAGCGCGTGTGCAGGATGGGCACAAGCCCGCTGCCGGGTGCCGTACCGATGTACTCGACAGTGTGCGCCAGACTGAAGGAGCGCGCCGGGAATACCACAGAGCCGCCATGCTGGACCATTTGGAAGTTGCGGCGCGGGTCTGCCGACGCAAGGTTCAGCGCCGGTACAAAAGATTCGATGTCGTCATCTGGCATGTACGCCGTTACAGCGTAATCGGCAACCCACGTGTATTCTCCGAGTCTGACGTCAATGTGCGCGCCCTCCACGCGTGCAGGCTGAGGATCACAAAGAATCTTGCCGCTGAGCAATGCCGCCTGGATTTGTTGCGTGCCAAGAATCATGTCAATACTCCCCGTCCCATGCCGTGTACGTCTCCACATAGCGCAGCGTGCCCAGCAAGGCCGCAACCAGCCCCCACAGCGCGCCCAACGCCGCCAACCACACAATCCCACACCATAGCGCTTTCATCGCTTCCTCCGGCCCGGCGACTTATTCATCCAAGCAGGCAGCGGTAGCCTGCGCACGGCACACGCCGTTATATCAACACATCCCGTAGGGTCTTGCTCCACTTGCTGCGTTGAAAAGCGCAGCACGCGCCAGCCTAGCGCGGCAGCGGCTGAGAGTTTCTCGCGGTCCGAGTCGCTGGCGTGCCGGCCGCCGCCGGGAGCCCAGCGGCCCCCGTCAATCTCTACGGCAACCTGCGCGTCTGGCCACGCAAAGTCAAAGCGCCATCGGCGTTGTCGGTAGAACTTCAGCTCCTCTACCATGCCGATAAGCAGATCAGCGTCAAGCAGGTTGAGCGCCGCGCGGAAGATAAGCTTCTTGTCGTTGCTCATTGTCTTACCAGGCTCAGCAAGTAAAAAACGTGGAGGCATCGTTACAGCGTAATCGAGAACCCACGTGTATTCTCCGAGTCCGTCGCGGAAGATAAGCTGTTTGTCGTTGCTCATTGCTTTACCAGGCTCAGCACGTAGCGCACGGCTTCCGCCAACGTCTTAGATTCGCCTTCGGCGTTTGTTGTCCAGACGTACCACAGCCCTTCTAAAGGTGACCATGACCATGAGGTAGTGTGCATCGGGTCTTGCGTAAAGTATGCATACTCCTGTGACCATTCTAGAAGATCGTTGATGGCGTCGTAGTCTTCTTGCGTCATGTGCGGCATTATCGCCGGCTGACGCCGCATCGCGGGATTTGCCGGTATCGGCTTGCTGCGCGGCGCTGGCGCAGCAAATGAGAAGCGTGCAGGCGACAAACGAACCACTCGCGGCAGTGGTGCCGCCGCGAGTAATTCGTCTGCCATCTCTGATAATCTGCGAGAGCTCAGATAGTCCATGCTAGAACCCTACCATTGCCACGGCCAGCACCATTGCACCAATGCAGGCGCACAAACTCAACACCGCCGACAAGGCCAGCATGATCGCCGCTGATTGCTGCTCGTCGTTGTTCATCACGCCGACACCTCCGGCCAACCGAACTCTTCCGGCGTGAATACCGTTGTATGACCCAGCTTCTCATGCACGTACAGCGGACGGATCGGCAGGCCTTCCAGCGCGCGCCAGCGGTTCCACAGATGGCTGAGGAATACCTTAATCATCTTGCGCATCGACGCCGCGTGAATGTGCGACTTGGTCCACTCGGGGCGGTTCGCCTGGTAGAACGCTTTGGCATCGTCGTAGATTCGGCGGTACGGGCTGCTGGATTTCAGGAATGAGCCGGCAACTAAGTACAGCGTCGTCTTCAGGCGGATGTTGTAGTGCAGTTTCTCGCCCTTCGTCGGCCGTTCGCGCTGGCCGTCGATGACGCCGTATCCTGCGTACCGCCACAGCGCCGACACCGAATCGGCGCGCGTGATGTCAATCAGCGCCAGCATTTTGGCGGCCAGCAGCGGGCCCACGCCGCGCACCTGGCGCAGCTGCGGCATGAGCGGATGATCTTTGATGATGCGCGTGATCTCGGCGTCGGCGTCGGTCTCGAGACGGCTGTAAATCTCGTGCCACTTCTGCGCCATGCGCAGTTCCCCGTCGCTGGCGATGTCTTCGCCGCCTGTCGCTGCCGCTAAGCGGTTGCCCCAGCGGATGCGCTCAGCCTGCAATGCCGCGCGGTGATCGACTAGCGCGCGCAGTATTCCGGGTATGGTCTGTGTCTCGTCTTGCTCTGACATGGTGTCTCCTCCATGGTGCGCGTTGCGCGCTTCGGGGTTTTGGGTGATGCCGGCTGTTGGCTCACTTTGGGATAATGGGCGACTTTTGCACAAAGGTTCGTTCTGTGTACCAGGGTGTCTTTTGTCGGTTGACTCGCTTGTGCGCCGAGGTTGACTGTTGTTTACCGACTCGCTTTATGTTTCTGGGTGTCTTGTAATGCTTGACTCGCTTGGCCGTGGTGGGTGTCTTATCGCATGAGACTCGTTTTCGTTTGCCGGGTGTCTTGCATGTTACGACTCGCTTTCTCTAGCTGGGTGTCTTGCATACTATGACTCGCATTTGGCATTTGGGTGTCTTTCGCGCTATGACTCGCTCTGTGCATCAGGGTGACTATTGTTCGCTGGCTCGCGTCAATCCGTTGGGTGTCTTACATGTTACGGCTCACATGGAATTTTCGGGTTACTTCGTATTACTGGTTCGCGTAAAGTCTTCGGGTGACATGCTATAAACGGCTCACATGGAATATTTGGATGACTCTGTATTGCTGGTTCGCTTGAGATTATCGGGTGTCTTGTTCGTCATAGCTACGGCTGAGCGCATTTTGTAACGCGCCCAGCCGCAGGCGTCAACTACGGCAGCAACTCGCCGGCTAAAGGAATCATTGCCAGCAGCGTCACCACTAAGCCGATCATGCCCCACATAATCACCGGGTCATCAAAGAACATCACAGCACCTCCACATAGCTAAGCGGGACCCACTGCGAATACCCATCATCGTATTGAACGAACACGTAGTGGCCGCGCTCATCGCAGCGCAAACCGTAAACGATCCCGGGACGCCGCGCAACCTGCACGCGGCGGCCAGCGTAAAGCTTGTCGAACTCGATCATTGCGCCACCTCCTGCCACACCACACCGGCCATGCTGCCATCAACGTACACGCGGTCCCAGATGTTCGACGTATCCACCAGGTGTGCCACTGCTGCCGTCTGCGGCCCGCCGTAGACGTCGGTAGCGCCGTCATCCGGTATGACCATCACATTAGCGCGGTAGCCGCGACTGCGCAGCTCAGACGTCAGCAGCACGCCCAGCTTGTCGCAGGTTGCCGGCACGTCAACGCGCATCCGAGAACGCCGCGTGGCGCTGGCCGCGTCGATATACGACGCAGCAAACACCGTCACGACATAGCACTGGCTGAGCCGCGCGTCAACGTCCCAGTCAATCGAGTAATCAACGAGGCCATCGTACATGCCGACAACCTGCGCCGGGTCAATGTCGTTGCTGGCGAGTTCAGCGGCCAGCGCCAGCAGTTCGTAATCTCGGTCCATCATGGCTGTGTCTCCTCTGTGTGTGGCGCCCGGCCACCGTGACCGGGCGCCAGCGTGTCGGCTAGAGCAGGCCGGCAGCGGCCATCTGCTGCCGCGCGGCGAACTGCAACGCATCGTCAACCAGGCGCAGCTCCTCGGTGGCGCGCTCCAGCTGTTCGGCGGTCTCGGCAGCAAACAGCGACTCGAGGACGCGCTCACGCATCCACTGAATCAGGGCGAAGGCCTCGGAGCTGATCGGCTTGGCGGTGGTCATGGCGGTGTCTCCTCTGTCGGGCCGCGAACCGTTCGCGGCATGACGCTAGTATAGCAGCAATTCTATACGCTGTACAGCGTCAATCTCCTAGCAATCTTCCGCCGGTTGTCGTGCGCAGGTCATAACGCTGCACCATCTCATGCGCGCGGTACACAGCGCACAGCCGTTCGTCTTCGGTGCCGTCAGCGCAACGCTGGGCCAGCGCTGCATCTTTGTTGCCGAGAATGCGCAGCCACGCGTACCACTGTCGGTCTGGCAACGCGGCGGCGCGTTCGCCGCGCCGGTGCAGCCAGGCGTAGTAATGCGCCTGCTGCTCTGTGCGACACCACATGGTCCATCGCACGTCGTCGGTATGTACCATCATGACTTTGTCGGGATTGAGTTCAAGCCACTTCGCGACGGCGTATTTTATCGAGTACCCAGCAGGAAGGATGAAGATCATTTTGCCGCCTTCATTTGCTTCATAAACGATACAGCGCGGTGAGCCATTGACAAAGCTTTGGACTCGGTGTCGCCGACTGACACCAGCTGGCCGTTGTATCGCACCTCGTACCACGTCGTGCCTGCGTCAACTCGCCGGCTGATCTGTAACTCCGGCTCAGACTCTGTCAATTGCTCCATTTCCTTAGAAAGGGTGGCAGAGTAGGCAGAGTGGACAGAGTTAGCAGTTTCTCCGCGTCCTGATGCGGTCTGTAACTCTGCCTGGTCAGATAAGGGGGTGGCAGAGTGGAAAGACTGCCCACTCTGCCTACTATGCCTACTCTTTCCACTCTGCCTACTATGTCCCTCTTTAGAGAGAGAGTAGACACCATAGCCGGCTTTCTGGATCATGCCCTGTTGCAACAGCTTGCGAAGTTGCATATTGACAGCGTTAAGAGTCAACTCGGCGCGCTCTGCAATCTGCGACGGCTTCATCATTTCGTCGGTCATGGCCTCTAGCAAGCGCAGGCGCGAATCGCTCATACCTGGGACTTTGTTGTCGGTGCTGATAACA